GATCTTCTTGCAGATTTTAATTGATAACCTGTTCTAGCACCTTTGACTCCAGTTCTTTCAAAAGCCTCTTCTATTATTTCATCTATTTGTGGATTAAATTGTGATTCCTCTGAAGTAGGTGAAACTGTTTGAGCAACATTACCCATGCCGCTGTGATTAAGACAATAATAAAAAAGTAAAGGGGCACCCGTGGTTCTAACAGGTGCAACATTAATTGTTGTATTTGCCCCTGCCGTTCCGGCTGTTCCTGTTACAGTTACACCAGTTGTGTAAGCAACACCGCCTCCCCATGTGCCATTATCTGTTGTAGAAAATCTAAGACCGTGTGTATCGTTTGTGTTATCAGACTGATCAAATATGTAAGTGTTGCCTTCTTGTAAGTAAAGGACAACATTAGCCTCTCCGTTAATATAGTATTTATTACCGGTTCCATATTTGTTAGTCCCCGTTGCTACGGTTACTTTGTAAGTTATTGTAGCCATTTAAACTCCTAGCCGAAATAAAATGTTACGTCAGCAATAGTTCCTAATGTCACCGTCAGTTTAGTATCTGCTTTGATTCCTGTTCCAGGAAATGTAGTGCTATATACCATAGGCGATGAAGAGCCATCAGGAGTTCCAAACACAGCTAAAGCTGAACCATTATCTTCTAAAGTAATTGTTCCTGCTCCTGCTGTGCAGTTTGCAGAAAATCCTAAAAATCTTCCTGGTCCACCAAAAACTTCTTGATTAGCTGCGGTGCTTGTTATTCTTTTGGCTTTTATATCTACTGGATATGTACTCATTAATTTTCTCCTTAAATTATGTGTGGGCCGAAGCCCACACTAAATTAATTAATTACGCAGATTCGTTTCCAGCGTCATTGATGTGATAGTAAACTTGACCAGTCATAGTTCCAGCTCCCCCACCTGCTGCTACTCCTGCAACAAGTTTAACTTGTTGAGTCATTTCTACAATACCCATATCTACACCAGATGCAGCTGCTGCTGCATTATTTTCTAAAATACCACCTGGTAAAATAGTTGTTCCTAATCCGTGAGTAGTAAAACCATCAGATGGAATGTTATCTGCAAAACCATCAGTATTAACTAATGCTGCTCCAGTTGAGATGTCTGCATAACCAATATCAATTACTGAACCACCTGCACCATCTCCTTTAAAAACGATCATATCAACAATACATCCTTTTGGTAAAATTACCGCTGATGTGTCAGTTGATGATACTTGACAATCAGTTCCTGCTGCTGCGTTAGTATCTGGAACGTGAAAAGTTGCTGCCATTAGCATACTTCCAGCTCTAGTGTTTCTAGAACCATCTCCGTTTGCTCTTACATTTCCTGTAAATGTTGTATTTGCCATATTAATATCCTCCTAGATATTTTAAACGTAGTCCCTAGGGAAGTCGACTATACGCGTCTACATTTAATAATTGTTATATTGTATAGTGTGTTCTTTATACAATACATTTAAGTAGAGCGCAAGAGAGCCTATGATGTGAATTGAATTTATTCAACGATGTAGCTTTTTATTAAGTAGCTACAGAAACTTGAGGAGCCGCATTCTCAATTTTATTTTCTAGATCAGCTTTTTTCGCTTCAGCTAGTTTTATATGGCTGATTACATCTCTGACTTTTCTGTCAAGTTTAACCATATTGAGAGTATATCTACCCTCTTTAAGATGCTCCTGCTCCCATTGAAGATCCAGTCCCTTTTTCTTCGTGTATAGGGTCTCCAGATGTTGCATTATCGCCTCCATTAATAACCTCCTCATAGGTTATTCGTTTTTTTCTTGGATCATACATTTCTCCAAGATATTCCCATTTTATATCACCTTTTCCCAATTTGTCAATAATAGCGTTTTCTATATCTATTGGGCCTTCCATACAGGTAATCTGTATTTCCATTTTATAATGATAAGCATAGATTTTAACGAGGAAGTTCTTCATATTCACACCTTATATATGAAAAAGGGGCCGTTTTAAGGCGGCCCCTTAATATCTATTTATTACGTAGCGTTTGAGCCAAACATGCCTCTTGGATCAGAGAATCCAAACACATATCTTTCTCTTGCTTTATATCTAACGTTACCAGTATCAAAGTCACCTTCCATTGAAGTTTTGATAGGTGATCTATTGAAGTGCTTCAAGCCATTAGGCACATCAGTTTTGATGAAGAATTTTTTCGCAGCAGTTAAGTAATTGTTTACTGAGTAACCACCAGAGATCATTCCCATGTTTCTGATTGCGTTAATGTCATTGTCCGCAGTACCTGTTCTACCAACAGACATTAAAAGTCTATCAGCAGTAAATCTTAACGCTGAAGGAACTATAAGTTTAACTCCTTGCGCCGCGATTTTTAGGCCTCTTTCATCTGTGAACGCCGCGATATCAATTAGAGATTGCTCTAATGAAGTTTCGTTTAACTCCGCAGGTGTTGCTAATTCGTTTGAAAACGTACCAGCTAAAGTTGGGTGGTCAGTAGCAAAAAGCTCCTTACCATCACCACCAGCAAAGTTTGAATCGAAACCATTATTTAGAACAGCCGCTCCTTTGATGTTCTTCGTGCTCGCCATAGATCTTGCTAAAGCTTTTGTATATCTAGACGCAAGTCTGTCATACAAGTTATCTTCGATAGCTTCTTCTGTGATCGAGAACGCTAATGCGATCGTTTCGTTAGTGTATCGAGCTGTGAAAGTTTCCTGTGCATCGTCGAAAGTCACACCCTGTCCTTCAGGTTTGACTGCCGCATTTGCGAAACCAGCTAACATTACTTCCTCTTCGAAAGCCCTGTCAGAAGTCTCAGTGTCGAAAATTTCAGTCCACTGCTCGCCGTATTGTTTGTACTCTAGTCCAAATAGTGCATTTAGACCAGGCTCTAGTTCTTTAACTAGTTGTGCTCTTGATATTGCCATAGTTATATACTCCTATTTAGCTATTAGTTATACAGTGCACTTCCAGGAGCAATCGTCACGATGAAATTACATCCCGCTGCTGATTGATCTTTATTCTCTGGATCGTTTGCATTTCTTACGACAGTAAACATTGAAGTTGTTGCCGCAGAACCAACATCTAACGTAGTGATCGATTGACCATCTTTGTTATCTGTTGCTGTGTAGTTGTTAGTATTAAAGCCTTGCATTGGGTTAACTCCAAGAAGAGTTTGCGCCAAAGCGGCATCAGCTTTCACAACGTATTCCTGTAAAGGATTGTCGATAATGAAAGCAGTTATGTCATCAGACCCTGTATTGTAGTCTACTGACGTTGCTTGTGATGCTACTACGTTGTTTGAAAAAGTAGGTTTTCCATTAGAGTCAACGAAGAAAGCCCCGTTGAAAACACCAATTAGAAGAGCAGAGTTTGCAGTTGTAAACGCAGTTCCGCCGTTCCCACCGTCATCAGTAACAGTAAAAGAAGCATCCTGTACCTTACCAGCATCACCCGCAGTTGCTCCACCATCGTTAAACGACATTGGATCACCTTTGTTTGACGCTACGCCAGGTGCAGTTTGGATTTTGTATTCAGATTGTCCTGAAGTTGCTGGAGTATTTCCAACAGTCATTACAGCTCTTAAACCAAATCCAGTTGTACTTGCATTTGCCATAGTATTGTTTCCTTTGTATGTACCTGCCCCGAAGGGCCTCCAGTACGATTTATATTATTTTGTTGGTTTAGAAATTGCTAAAAAACTATTTCTTTGTACCACCAAAAGTTACACGCGTATTAGATTCCTTATGGAATTTCATACTTGGGTGCTGTTCCTTCATAAGATTGGTCTCTACTGCTTCTTCTTTTGCCTCGTTTTGCTTTTTATAATAAGCATCGATTTGAAGCGCAATCTCCTCTGGTATCCTAGCCAGCAATAGGCCTCCCACTCCGATCATTCCAGCGTATCTACCTTCATGCATCGTTGGATAATTTGATTCAGGATATTCATCAGCTCTAACTAATTCCCATCCTTCTCTCAAAGATGACGCTACATTTTTAGCGTCTGATTGTCCGAGTATTTCGGCACGTATCCATTGATGTCTATATCCAGTTGGCGCTGGTGGTGCATCAAGTGAGTTGGGTGGAGTCCAAACTTTTTTGACTTCAATTTTGTCTCTTGTTTGACTCGCACGAGAAGTTTTTATATTTTTATCTTCCATTTTATGCTCCTTCCGTGATTTTTAATTGTTTTGCATAATCTTCGAGTGGCACACCTAATCTTTTAGCAATTGCTACCTGTGAAGGCGTGAGTTTGACAGTTTTTCTGCGTCCTGTTGAGGCTGAACGTTTAGCCGACGCTACATTTTGAGTAGGTTTTACTCTTTCTGTAGTATTATCTTCCACTTTATCAAATTTATGCGGAAATTCAACCCTAATTCTTTTATCTATTTCAGAATAATATTCATCAGTCTTAGGATCAAAACCTTCTTCTTCAACAAGCTTTTTATGCAAGTCAAATGCAGTATAAGTCATTGCAGTGTCATTACCAAACCAAGCGTTTCTAGCAGCCCATTCCTCAGCTTTTGGATCTGATTGAGGTGTAGTTTGTTGCCTTTGAGGTGTTACATTTACCTCTTTTGGTTTTTCTACTTCAGCGACTTTCATTGCGTTTAATCTAGCTGCATCTACAGTCAGATTAGCAATTTGTTCTTGTGCTGCAACTTGTGCATCCACATCTTGTGAATCAATTGCATTTTTAAGTGCTAGTTTAGCAGCAGCTAAACTTGTTTTAACTCTGCCTTCAAACTCAGAAACATAAGTTTTATCTAACTTAGATAATTTACTTTCTACTTCTTCTGCTCGTTTTTTATTAGCTTCTGCAAATGCAATAGCTTCTTCTCTTTGCCTTTCTGCTTCTCTCATTTTACGAGTTAGTTTGGCAATTCTTTTTTGAACTCCTTCACTATATTCTTTTAACTCGTCCTTCTCTTCTTTTTTAGTTTCAACCGGTTCTCGTTTATCTTCTTGAACTGGCACATCACTAACTTCCTCTACTTCAATCTTCTCTTCCTTGGGTGCTTCAACTTTTTCTGGTTCACCTTTATCATCTAAATTAATTTCAGCTCCTTCTTCTTCGCCTACATCAATAAGATTTTCTACTTTGTTTTCGTTCTCTGTTGGCATAGTTTCCTTCCTATGTTGTTAAATGTAATGAAGAACTGATTCGGGATCACCTATAGTCCCTAACACTTCATCATCGTTTAGTATTCGCACTTCTCCACCTTCAATTGGTAAACGTGCGCCAGCATATCTAGCAAACATTACCCAATCTCCTACTTTGCACCAAGGCTTTCCAAACTTTTCTTTATCCTTGTATGCAAGATCCCCCATTTTTAAAACATAGCCACATGTTGTAGCTATTCTAGCTTTATCTAATTGTTCTTGAGAAAATAAAATTCCACCTTTAGTTTTTTCTTTTGGTGTAAAAGGTAAAACTAAAATCCTGTAACCGACCGGTTCTGGTAACTGATCAGCCACTTCTTTAATATTATTTTCGTCTAATCTTTTTGCGTGAGGTTCTTCTTTTTTTTCTTTGTCGTATTTTTCTTGAAGTGCCAATCTAGTTTTTGGTACTTCCTTTTCCGATGTCGATAACGTTTCCGTCATTTTGCTCCTTTTCATCTTGTTTTTGCAGGTTAGAGATTTCCTGTACTACTATTTGATAGGCTTGTGCCTGTCCCAGCATATATTTGTATTTCTCCATGCTGTCAACCCCACCTGTGATCATACTATCACCAATCTGTTGCAAGGTTGCATCTATTCTTTTTTTAAGTTTTTCTATTATTTGCTCTCCTGATAGCATCTTTGCCTTTCTTAAAAATTGCAGCGACTTGATTTTTTTTCATAACTTTGGCTCGCTGTTCTCCAACAGTTAAGATCTGTATCTTTCGTGCAAAAGGTTTGCTAATTCGCTTAACTTTAGATACCGTCTTTCTGGCATCTGCCGGTGTTGCAAACTTAATACTAACAGTATCCCTTGGGTTTTCATCTGTATATAATCTTCTGCCCGAACCTTTAGGTTTTTTACCCGTTCCTTTTTTTGGATCTGCCACCTATAACTCCTTTTAAAGTTTTAGCCTGACCAGCATGTAACTTAGATGCTTTCTTCAAACCTTTAATTACTTTTTTTATTTTTGCTTTTGCTTTTTTCATACTTTGAACTCCTGTATTATTTT